CGGTCATATTGACCGCAGTGGTGCACCAGTTTTGCCGCTGGCAACCTTGAAAGCTCAGCTTTTGCAACATTATCACATTGCACCGGCAGCTGTAGGTGTGGCATCAGTGCACGCTGCGGTGACACTGGGTGATGGTGTTCCCACGGTGGTGACCACGGCGATCACAAACCCGGATTATCCACGAAACGTAACGATTAAAGGTAACGCTGCAGGTATTGCGGGTGATGTAGTGATCACCGGAACAAATATCCTGGACGAGGAGATCACTGAGACTATTGCTCTCAATGCTGCCACCGAGGTGTTGGGAACCAAAGCATTCAAAACCGTTACCCAGATCGATCTGCCAGCGCGAACCACCGCTGGAGATACGGTGTCCATCGGGCGAGGAAAAGTATTTGGAGTTCCTCACATTGTTGACAATGCCGGTTTGCTGTTAGTGAAATTGTTCGACGGCAGCACCGATAGTGGCACGTTGGCTGTCGATGACGATGAGATTGAGAAGAACGTTTTCTCACTCAACGGCACTCCAAACGGTACCAAGGGCGTAGACCTGTATTATCTGGTCTAAATATCGAAAAGGAAGGTATGCATGGCCAATATATTAAGTACCTCTGAAGCTGCGACAGCTTTACGGTGTGAAACGACCGATGCTGATATGTTGGCCTTGCTGCCCTTAATCGATGCGTACATCAAGAATGCAACCGGGCACGCCTGGGAACTGGATACCACCATCCGGGCAGAGGCGAAAAGTGCTGCAAGGATGCTCCTGGTTCTCTGGCACGAAAACCCGGGAATGGTTAATTCAGGAAGCAGCCTTGGATTCGGTTTAAGTGCCGCCCTGGTCCAGCTTGAAGCCATTGCACTACGATATCGGGAATTTGCCGGCATTGATGGCGCTGGATCGATCTATCTTCCAGGGGTCGAGGCTGGGGATACGGTTGCGACTCTCACCGGACTAATTGGTGTGAGCGGTGATCAATCCACAGCGTTTGAAACGATCATCTCGGTGGATGATCAGATCCAACAGATATCCACCAGTGACCTATCTGAGAAATACTACCGAGCTTACCTGATCCCTCCGGAGTCACTATGAGAATCGGGGCTACGGTAACCAATCCTGGTGATCTGCGGACATCAGTCAAGATGCAGAAACGTACGGTTACTGCAGGGACTGGTGGATTTCAGTCCCCCGGGTGGACCGACCTTGCCACAGTGTGGGCTAAGTGGACCAACGTTCACGGAAGCGAAGTTTGGGCAGCGAATACTGTGCAAGCTGAAATGGCTGCAACTGTTTTAATCCGGTACCGAAGTGATGTAGATCTGACCTGTGCAGTGTTGAAAGGAACCAATCGTTATGAAATCGTAAGCATCGACGACATCCAGGAGAGGCATGAATACCTGGAGTTGAAGGTCAAGAAAATGAGGAGCGGTTGATATGGCGATCCGGGTGAAACTGGAAACCAAAGGATTAACCAAATACCTTGAACAAATCGCAGCGTCTGCTCAGAACATCGACGAGCTGGTGGATGATGCTCTCAAAGCCGGTGGAGAGGTTCTCAAAGCTGGAATGAGGCGCAGAGTGCGTAAGGATTCTCATAATCTTGAGGAACACATCGATATCGAAGGACCAAAGGTAGATGGAAATCAGCACTTCATATTCGTTGGACTAAAAAAAACTAAGGATGCAGTTCTAGCCCGGTACGGTAATGCCCAGGAATATGGCACATCGAACATGGCAGCCCAATCCTACATCCGGGCAACTGTGGATGAGGATATGGGTGCCGCACGGGCAGCAATGAAAAAGGTCGTATTGGGAAGCGAGAAATAATGCTGGATATTTGGTCTGTTACATCCACCGCGTTGACGGCATTGAGCATCCCAATGGCTGCGGACAGGTATTTGACTGCGCAAGGTGCAGATCTCCCGGATGCTTACCTGGTGTACCAACTCATTGATGCTCCACCTATGCAGCATGCAGATAATGACGAAAAACTGCGCAACTACAAAATGCAGGTCAACTACTTTAATCGGGCCGGATTGGCATCGATGCCAGACATTGAAGGCGTGATGGTTGCGGCTGGATTTACATACGCAGCAGGACGGAATTTACCGTTCAACCCGGAAACGCAGCATTTTGGATATTCCCGGGATTTCAACTTTTTGAATGAGGAGTAAAAATGGTAGTTCAAGCTGAATATAAGAGTATTGTCGGGTTGGACCAGGTGCACGTTGCCCTGGTTACCCAGGATGATGCTGCGGCTTACGTGGCGGATGTTCCGGAGGTTTTCGCTCCTGCGATCGATGCAAGTGCAGAACCGGAGAGCGCTCAGGATATCCAATATGCGGATGACCAGCCGTTCGACATCATGACGAGCGAGGGCGTTACCAAAATTACGCTTTCGACCACCAATATCCCGATCTCCATCCTGGCCAAGTACTTGGGGAAAGTCTTCGACGTTGCCAGTGGCCGGATGTTTGACCAGGCAGGGCAAGCCACACCTCCGGATGCAGCCTTATCGTTCCGGTCAATGAAGAGCAATGGCAACTATCGGTACTTCCAATATCTCAAGGGCAAGTTCTCGGTGCCCAAGGATGAAGCAAGCACCAAGGCGGAAAAAGCCACACCAAAACCGGCGCAGATCACGTTCACAGCGATGAGCACGGTGCATGTGTTTGACTTGGGGGATATCAACAAGAGCGTGAAACGGGTGGTCGGAGATGAGGATTCTGCCAATTTCAGCGGCGCGACCTTCTTCGATGCTGTTCAGACCCCGGTGATCGTTGCCCCCGATGCGCTAGCTCTATCCAGCAGTGTTCCAACTGATGGAGCATCTGGTATTTCGGTGAGCGCGAACCAAACCCTCACCTTCAACAATGAAATGCCGGATAGCGTGATCAACAATATTTTGTTGATCGAGGCGGGTGCCGGTACTGAGGTAGCGGGAGTCTACTCCCTGGATGCCACAAAGAAGATCGTGACGATCAACCCAACTGCCAGTCTCACAGGCACGACCGATTACATCATCACCTACGCGGTGACGGATATCTACGGTCAGACGCTGAAGGGCGCGATCAACTTCACTACGACCTAATCAACAGTCAAAATCAATCCCCCTCTCAGAAATTGAGAGGGGGATACGGAAGAAAGGATCTCCATGACAAGCCCTATCAAATTGACGATCTATGATCCTCAAACGCATGAACCAAAAAAGGAACTGCAAACATCCCTGGTCCCCTGGGGAATTTTGAAACGTGCAATCAAGCTGGCAAAATCCCTTGATTACGATCAAAAAGAGGAAGACTCTGGAGATCAAATCAACACGATGCTCGAGAAATTGGGCGAGGATGGTTTCGATAATCTGACCGGACTGGTGGCGGATGTTTTTCACGGCCAGGTCACGATAGAGGAAATTGAATGGGGCACTGAAACGGGCGAGATGATCAATGTGCTGCAGGCAGTCGTCACGCGTGCCTTCTCGGAATTCAAGAAAACAGGAAACCCTACTTAACCGGGCCTGAAAGTCCGGTTGAAACGACTGATGAAGACCTTGACGGCATTACCTGGATGGTGGATCTCGAAATCACCCTGATCAAAGAGTTTCACTGGTCCTTGTACGAAATAGATAAAACAGACATATCCAGCCTGATCCCATTTATTGATAGGTTCGTGGCTGTTGGAAATGAAAGCACAGGTAATAAATCGGCATCAAAAAAAGTGTATTGCGATGAGATCGACTTCTGAACTTTCAAAACCCTGAGGTAATTGATGAGCGATAACCCGCTTTCTTCAAAAATTATATTTGACACCACCGATTTCAAGGCAGGGATGGCAGAACTTAACCGTCAGATCCGGGTAATGGAATCCGGATTTAAGGCGACGGCTGCCGGGATGGAAGATTGGGAAAATAACTCGGCAGGATTGGAAGCCAGAATAAAGAGTCTGGGTGGTGTCATTTCACTACAGAAACAAAAAGTAGAGGGTCTGCAGGGAGTTTATAACAAGCTGGCGGCAGAAGGCAAGACCAGCGGTAAGGAATTGCAGGAGCTGCAGATCAAGATCAACAAAGAGACCGAGTCCCTGAACAAAATGCAGGGAGAACTAAACCAGGCGAGCACTGCGCTGGATAAACTCGGTGATGAAGCCAAGGGTGCCGGCAAAGGCATGGGGAACCTGGCAAATGAAGAAGACCGGGCAGAAAAAAACGCCCAAAGACTGAAGAGCGTTATGTCTGGGCTTGGAAGTGTCATTAAAACTGGAGGCAAAGCGATCTTGGGATTAGCTGCTGGCGCGGCTGCTGCGGCGGGTGCTCTTGGTGGCATGGTGGTAAAAGCTGCAGATGCAGCCGGCGAGCTGGTGGACCTTTCCAATCAAACCGGCATAGAGTTGGAACGTCTGCAGGAATTGAGGTTTATTGGCGACCAGGTTGGTGTTTCGATAGAAACAATGGCTGGCAGCCAGGACAAACTGAAGAAAAGTATGGCCGCTGCCAGGGATGGTAACAAAGGGCAGATCGAAGATTTTGAAAAGCTCGGCATTGTGGTAACCAATGCGGATGGCAGCCTGAGGGACAGTAAGGTGGTATGGCAGGAAACTCTTACGGCTCTGAGTGGAGTAGCCAACGAGACTGAACGTGATGTATTAGCCATGTCCCTACTCGGAAAAAGCGCAACGGATCTCAATCCCCTGATCAAAACATCCGCAGAAGAAATGCAATCCTTGACCAACAAAGCCTATGAATTGGGCGCTGTGATGAAAAAGGAAGATGTAGAATCGCTCGAGGCGTTCGGGGACACCCTGGCCGGCCTTAAAGCCGGATTGAAAGGCACTGTAGGAACGCTGGCAACAGCATTTTTGCCGGCATTCCAGGGGCTCGCTGGGGGTGCAGAAAAGTACCTCGGGAAATTCTCCGAGATCGTGAGCGGTTCAAATGGCGACCTGGGGAAGATGGCAGAGGGAATTGGGGGTTTGCTGGGTGAGATTGTTAGCAACATTGCAACCGCAGCCCCCAAGATGATCCAGGCAGGCTTAGGAATCATCCAGGGAATTGTGAATGCCATTGTTCAGAACCTGCCGGCAATCTTGCCGGCTGCGATCAGCATCATCACCAACCTCGTGCAGTTCATTGTGGATAACCTTCCGATGCTGATAGACGCAGCAATGCAAATATTGCTGACGCTGGCGAAAAGTCTGATCTCGATGCTGCCGATGATCTTAAAAGCGGCACTTCAAATCGTTTTGACATTGGCTGCTGGAATCGGAGCGGCTTTGCCGACCCTGATTCCGGCGATTGTGGACATCATGTTACAGATGGTAATGGTACTGGTGCAAAATCTTCCAATGCTGATCAACGCAGCATTGCAATTGATCTTAGCTCTGGCTCAAGGACTGATAGCTGCTCTACCTATGCTAGCAAATCAAATACCGACCATTATGTTGGAATTAGTCAATGGTTTGATCAATAACCTTCCAATGATGCTTTTAGCCGCAGTAGAAATTATCCTTGCCCTTGCATTCGGGATAATTGAAAATATCCCATTATTGCTTTCAATGACCCCGAAACTGATCAACGCATTGGTCACCCAGTTCAAGAGCCCTGAATTTAAAGCCAAGATGTCCGAGATGGGTAAACAACTGGTTCAGGGCTTGAAAGACGGTTGGACAAATGCCTGGACCAACTTCATGAATAATATAGTCACTAATTTCATGGATATGGTTGCAATCATCAAGAAATTGCTGGGGATTGCCAGCCCCAGCAAGGTATTTGCCGGGATTGGCGGGAACATGGCTTTAGGCATGGGGAAGGGCTTTACAAATTCCTTCAGCGGAATCCGGGATGAAATCAACCAGATGATCAATGGAATGGGAAGTATGAACATCACAGGCGGGATGATCCCCGCATTATCTGGCACAGGAAACTACAGATTACAGCAGGCGTATGGTCAGGCAGCTGGCGGTGGACAGGTGAACAGTTCATCAGAATCATACCAATTTTTTGCACCAGTGATCCTTCAAGGACCGGCGGGATTGAGCATGGGAAAGATGATCAAAAGCAAAAGGTATTAACAGAATACCCTGGAAAATCATCCAGGGTACGTGGAGCGCTCTATGATTCATATCAAAACGTTTAATGGCTTCTCATTGTACAGCGCGGATTACCGATCTACGGCGACCAGTATGAAGACGCCTCCGGATGCAAAACCAGTGTTCATTGAGCAGCCGAAATCAGATTCGATATATGCCGGCACATTCTCGATGGATGTGCGGTCCGCGGTAGTGACGGTGAGAATCCTGAATTTATCCAACGTGGACGAGCTGGAGTCACAGCTCAAAGAAGCGTGCAGACCGGGCACAGAAGGCTTGTTGGTAGGCACCTTTAGTGATGAGGGGCGCGATTACTGCCTCAACTGTGTGGTTCAATCCATTCATGCATATCCAAAATTTGAAGGCGTGTTCACGATCATTTTCCAGACCGGAGAGAGCTCCTGGCACACGGTGGCAGAGGTTACGGATTCCTGGGCGGTAACAGCCAGTGGTGACACCAAGGCTCTGGCGGTTGGCGGGTACAGCCCAACCCGTTTGTCTTTGACTGTCACTCCGACAGAGCTGCCCGCGACCGGGTGGGCATATCAGCGGTTGTATCAGTTGGTCAATGCCACCGGGTACGCTTACGGGGTCAGGCCGTGGTGCATCCCGCTTGACACTGCAGCGCTTGTGGCAGCTGGCAAGATGCAGGCGGACGGCGATGATCTGATGGTTTTGGTAGATGGGGTGATCGTCAACCGCTGGCTGGCAGACATCAATACCGACCACACGCATATCTGGTTCAATGTGAATTTGGCGGCGGGGCGAAGTATGACCCTGCTGACGCCGGTGGCATCCTCGGGAGCGATCACGACCTTGGCGTTTGCGAAAATTGCGAACAACGCGACGGCACTAAAGGCGTTGCCAGCGCACGGGTACGTGACACACGGTACGGAGTGGTTTGAGTACACCGGCAAGGACTTAACCAATTACAAGCTGACTGGCGTTACGCGCTCAGCGTTGAGCACAACCATGCAGGCGCATTCCGCAGCGGACGTGTTCAACTGGATCGAGCACACAGTTTTTATTTTGTACGGCAACAGCGCAGTAACTGCTCCGGCGCTGACTGATAGCTCATACGACAACACCAAGCCGGTGATGGATCTCTCGGCATCGGACAACGTGACCTGGGTTTATACGGCGTCGACCATGTTTTACGATCCGGTCAACCCAAACCGCACCGGGGTGTGGCTGGCTGCGCTGACCCGCCTAGGTAACGTGAGCGAGATTTATCACACGGCAGGAGATGGGGAAGGTGCAGCTCCATCGATGGGGATGCGGATCTCGACCTGGTACAAATCCGGGGTAAGACAAGCCGAAAAAGCAAGTTTGAGCTGGACTCTCCAAAACGCGGGCGGGATCACGACGGTTTCAATGACCGGACGCAAGTATCGTAACACGGCGCTTTGGCCAGCGGTGAAGGCGGCATTGCTGCAGCGGTCCAACGACTCTAAAACGTGGTCGGAAGTGTGGAACGAGGCAACCCCGTCTGCGGTGACCACCTGGGAAGCGATCACGCACGCATCCGCGGCGATCACCGGAAATATGAAAGTCGTGCGCTTTTTGATGACCGGCACGCTGGCAGCTCAGGTTGACACAGACTGTTATTTTGAGGTGGCAACCGTAACGGTGGTGTTCGTGAGTGCAAACCAGCCGACAGGATCGGTTCTGGCAGAAAAATCAAATTATTTGCTAGTCGTTGCAATCAAGAATTTAAATACAGGCGATGTGATGAGCCTTGTTTTCCCGATGTTGCTCAACACCTCAATGGTTTTGGATGGCGAGGATTATTCGGTCAGTTATGCGGGGGTGAACGCAGCCAGTGCGCTGAGCCTGGATGATGAAAGCCGAGCGGTGTGGATTCGGTTGAACCCAGGTACCAACACGTTGGAGATCACTGGGGAAAATGTAGCCTCGTTGACCATCGTGCCGAGATGGTATGAGAGGCGGTTGTAAGCATGGCAAGGATCCTGGTTTTTGACCTTGAGAATCGGATCGCGGGGGAGGTACATGCCGCTGTCAACCGCGGGTGGGCGATCTCGGACGGCGACATGGCGACTTTTACTTTAACCGACGTTGAGGCGTTGCTGCCCTGTATGCAACTCGGACGGATGGTGTTTGTGGATGGCGCGGGGAAAGTGCCCAACTGGTCGGGGATGATCGATACTCCCTGGAGCGCGGTTAGCCCG